AAAGGATTGCTTTATAAAGAGCGATTAGCTGAAATACAAGACGATATGCTTCCTTTTGGATATATAGACGATGGAACAACAGCCATAGAAAGTGGCAAGGGAGATGGGCAAGGCAATGTTTGGTACGAACATTCATTCAGAGGAATTGAGGATTAAATGAAAAGACGACTAGTAAGAAAAATAATCGAAAAGCGACATGCTGAAAATGAGCATGTGCAGACTATTGCCGAAGAAGAAACTAAAAAATACAAGTTTGTATATCTCTGGTATGACGACCCCGAAGATCCTGATGATCCAGAAAAGACGGCTAATGACTTTATTGAAGAAGGTAAAAAGCTTGGACTCACTGGATTTAAGGTTGATGTGCAGGGTGCTTATTCTGATTTAGAAAATGGCGTAAGATATATTTACGATGGCATGGCTGAAAAGGAACGCAAATTTAAAATTGACGATAACACCATTGTATTCGTACGAGCTCCAGTTACAAAAAGAAAGGCTTGGTCAGACTTCTTGACACAATTAGAAAGAGCTGGAGTAGTGTGTGTTAATACTCGCGCATGTATGGAAATCACATCAGATAAGTATAGAACAAGTCTGTATCTCGCAGAAGCAGAGTTACAGCAGCCTAAAACAGTATTGGTCCATCATCAAGAAAAAGCTATTGATGCGATGAAAAGATTAGGCGACAAATATCCAGTTATACTTAAGACGCTTACAGGCTCACTTGGCATTGGCGTAATTAAAATAGATTCAGAAAGCTCGTTACATTCTACAGTTCAGTTACTTCATAAGCTAGATCCAAATATGGGTATCTTATTACAAAGTATGATTAAAGATTTTACCTATGATATTAGAGCACATGTCATTGGGGGTAGATTCCATGGAGCGATTAAGCGCCCTACAGTTAAAAAGGATTTTAGAACTAACGTATCGTTAGGATCAAAGCCAGCTCCAATAGAATTGACCGATTTAGAAATAGAACATGTAGAAAAAGCAGCGAAGGCTGTTGATGGCCTATGGGTAGGCGTAGACATATTTCCCTCGAAAGATAGAAATAAAATTCCTCCAACCTTTATTGAAATTAATTCAACTCCTGGTACTAGAGGATACAGAAAGGCTACTGGAGAAAATTTACCCAAAGACGTATTAGAAAAATTTATGGATCGCGAATTATGGCTTAAGCCATCTACGTATAAATCTATGTTCGATAGCGAATAAAGTTAAGATTGTTTTATTTATAAATAAACAAGTGAAGAATAATTCGTATTATGATACATATTAACTAACTCATTTAAGAGGATAAAGCGATGGCATTTCAAGTATCACCAGGCGTTCAAGTCAAGGAAATTGACGCAACGAGCGTAATACCTGCCGTATCAACCAGTATTGGTGGATTCGCGGGGGCCTTCAATTGGGGTCCAGTAGATAAAATAACGCTAGTGTCGTCTGAGGACAACATGGCGTCGATTTTTTCTGTACCGGATTCTAGTACGGCACCACATTTTTTAACTGCGGCATCATTTTTAAAGTATGGGAACGCGTTAAAAGTAGTAAGAGTTGTCGAAAGCACTGCAATGAACGCAACTGCTGGCGGCGAAGAAGTATTAATTAAAAACGAAGATGTATTGATCAACCACGCAGGCTTCCAAGATGGTACTGTGGGTTGGGCAATTGCAAAATATCCTGGTTCACTAGGTAATAGTTTAAAGGTAGAAGTCTGCGTAGGTAGTGGTTCTTTTTCTAGTTGGGCAGTACGAGGCTTGTTTGATGCTGCACCTACGACTTCAGATTATGCTAAGAGTTTAGGATTTACTGCAGCTGGTGATGAACTTCACGTAGCTGTAATTGATAGCGATGGTAAACTCTCAGGTACTCCAGGTACTGTTTTAGAAACATTTGCATTCATGTCTCAGGCATCAGACGCTAAAGATGCATCAGGGACTTCTATCTATTACAAGAATGTAATTAACTCACAGTCTAAATATATTGCTGTAGGTGAAGGTTTAAAGTTTGCGTTTGATGCATTAAGTGGCACTGGTTCTAACGGTGCAGCAGATACAGCTATTGCAACAGCGCTACCAACGGTTGCTGGCACATTTGGAACAACATTTAATAGCGTAATTCTAAATGGTGGTACTGATGGTGGTTCAGTGGATAAATCAGAAATCCTAGATGGTTTAGATTTATTTGCTGACACTGAAACTGAAGATGTTAATTTAATATTCAGTACACCAGACCAAGGTGCTACAGATGACACAATTGCTGAAAAACTTATTGAAATCGCCGAAGGTCGTAAAGATTGCATGGCGTTCGTTTCACCATCAATAACCAACAGTAAAGCAGCTAATATTACTGCTATTACGACTTGGGCTGGCAATCTAACATCTACATCTTATGCGTCATGCGACTCTGGTTCAGTGTATGTGTACAATAAGTATTCTGATGAATATCTGTACATTGGTGCTGGCGGATTGTGTGCTGGTCTCTGTGCTAATACTGATAACGTAGCAGATGCTTGGTTCTCACCGGCTGGTGTTAATCGTGGGCAATTGCTAGGTGTAACTAAATTAGCTTATAACCCAACTAAAGCACAACGTGACGAACTATATAAAGCCAAGGTTAACCCTTTAGTTTCATTCCCAGGTCAAGGTACAATGCTATTTGGCGATAAGACACTATTATCACGCCCATCAGCATTCGACCGAATAAATGTTAGACGTTTGTTTAACACTTTGGAAAAAGCTATCAGTACTGCTGCTAAGGCTCAACTGTTTGAACTAAACGACGAGTTTACTCGAGCTCAGTTTAGAAATATGATTGAACCTTTCTTGAGAGATGTTAAAGGCCGTCGCGGTCTTACCGACTTCTTGGTCGTTTGTGATGAATCAAATAATACAGGTCAAGTAATTGATTCTAACCGATTTGTTGCAGATATCTATATCAAGCCAGCTAGATCTATTAACTTTATTACACTAAACTTCATTGCAACAAGAACTGGTGTTGACTTCTCTGAAGTCGCCGGCGGTTAAGAGGAGATAGAAAATGGCTATTTTAGGCGTAGACGATTTTAAATCAAAGTTGACTGGCGGTGGCGCTAGATCCAACATGTTTAAAGTCACATGTAACTTTCCTGGTTATGCCCAGGGCGATGTTGAATTGACTTCTTTTCTTTGTAAAGCTGCTCAATTACCAGCATCTATTATTAACCCAGTCGAAGTAAACTTCCGTGGTAGAAAACTACAGATGGCTGGTGATCGTACTTTTGAACCATGGACAGTAACCATCCTAAATGATGTTGACTTTGTGGTACGAAATGCTTTCGAAAGATGGAGTAATGGTATTAACCAACACGTTGATGGACGCGGTTTGGCTAATCCTACTGAATATATGGCTGACATGGTTGTCGAGCAACTCGATAAAAATGGCGATTCTGTAAAACGATATGATATTAGAGGCACATTCCCTACTAATATTTCTGAAATCGATTTAAGTTACGACAACGAAAATGAGATTGAAGAGTTTACAGTTGAGCTACAAGTTCAGTACTGGGAATCAGATACTACTTCTTAGTAAGCGTATAAATACTATTAGACGAGGGGGAACTATTCCCCCTCTGATAATATTATAGGAAAAGAATATGGCAGATTTTTTTGGATTTGAAATAAAGCGAAAAGGTGGTGAAGAACCCATCAGGCCATCGTTTGTACCTAATACAGACGAGGACGGTGCTGGAGTAATCCAGGCAGGTGGTCACTTTGGAGCTTATGTCGATCTTGATGGTGACAAAGCTAAATCAGAAATTGATTTAATTTATAAATATCGCGATGTAGCTACTCAACCTGAGTGCGATGCTGCAATTGATGATATTATTAATGAAGCTATTGTTGGTGATCACGATGATACACCCGTGAGATTAGTGTTAGATGAAGTTGAAACATCTGATGCTATTAAAGATGCAGTGACACAAGAGTTTAGAACTGTACTTAAATTGTTGAATTTTAATGCTTATGCACACGATATTTTTAGACGATGGTATGTAGATGGTAGATTGCCCTATCACATTATTATCGATAAAGATAAATCAAAGAGTGGGATTAAAGAACTACGGTATATTGATCCAACCAAACTTAGAAAAGTAAAAGAAGTTGAAGAAAAGAAAGATCCTAAGACTGGCGCAAGTGTTGTAGTTGGCCAGAAAGAATTTTTCTTATTCCAAGATGATAAGCTTAATTCTAATAATGAAGGCATAAAAATACATAAAGATTCAATTGCATATTGTACGTCAGGGGTATTAGATCCTTCGCGTAAACGAATTTTAAGTTATTTGCAAAAGGCGTTAAAGCCAGTTAACCAATTGCGAATGATGGAAGACTCACTGGTTATTTACAGAATCAGTAGAGCACCAGAACGTAGAATCTTCTATATTGATGTTGGTAACTTACCTAAGGGTAAAGCCGAAGAATATTTGAAGAATATTATGAGCCAGTATAGAAACAAAATGGTTTATGATGCTAATACTGGTAATGTTAAAGACGATAAGAAACACATGTCAATGTTAGAAGATTTCTTCCTACCACGAAGAGAAGGCGGTAGAGGTACAGAGATCACAACGTTGCCTGGTGGCGAAAATCTTGGTCAAATAGATGATATTCTATACTTCCAAAAGAAACTTTATAAGTCTTTAAATGTACCTTCACAGAGATTAGAGACAGATAACCAATTTAGTCTTGGTCGTGCTACAGAGATTTCTAGAGAAGAAGTCAAATTTAAGAAGTTTATCGATCGTCTAAGAAAGCGATTTAGCGATATATTCATGCAGCTACTTAAAACCCAGCTTCTCCTTAAAGGTATTATCACACGAGATGATTGGGATACATGGAAAGAATCAATTGCCTTTGACTTTATTGAAGATAACTACTTTGCAGAATTAAAAGAAGCTGAAATCTGGAGAGAAAGATTTGATATGCTATCAACTGTTGATGAATATGTTGGTAAATATGTATCATATGAATGGATTAGAAAGCATGTACTAAAACAATCTGATGAAGACATAAAAGAACTAAAAGCTCAGATTGCGGACGAAGTGAAAAGTGGCGAAATTGAAGTAGATGACGAAGATTTTTAGTCTTGACATCTAATTTTTTATAAATATATAAACGAGGAACAGAAATGTCTATAGAACAAATGATTACTGATTTGAAAGGTGGCGACAATGTTGCTGCCGGCAGAAACTTTAACAGTGTAATGGCTGATAAGTTAACCGCAGCTCTAGATGCAAAGAAGATCGAAGTAGCTTCTACATTGCAAGATAGAGCACAATCACAAGAGGAAAAATAGTGATTACCTTTGCAGATCTACAAGAAAAGTTAAAACTACAGCGTGGTGAAAAGGTTGTAAAGACCTTTAAATCGCCAAAGAAAAAGAAGGATATATCCATTACCGATTTTGGTGGTAAGGGCTTTATGCTTTACTATGATGGTCAAGCTGTAGACGATTCTGTATATGATTCTGTAAAGGATGCGGAAACTTCAGCTAAACAACTAATGAAAATGCTGGAGAGATAAAAATGAAACTAATTGCAGAATATATAGAAACCGATCTTAATGTTATTACTGAAGAAAAAGGTGGTAAAAAATCATTAGTGATCGAAGGTGTTTTCATGCAAGCCGATTCTAAAAATAGAAATGGTCGCATATATGAAAAGACTATTTTAGAAAATGCTGTTAATAAATACATTAAAGAACAAGTAAAGACTGGTAGAGCGGTCGGTGAATTGAATCACCCTGATGGACCGACTATCAATCTTGACAAAGTTTCACATAAGATTACTGAACTCCGTTGGGACGGAAGTAATGTTATAGGAAAAGCATCAATACTTAAGACTCCAATGGGAAAAATTGTAGAAGGTTTACTAGAAGGGGGTGTTAAGCTTGGTGTATCAAGTCGTGGTATGGGAAGCCTTGTGCAGAAGAACGGCGCGCAACATGTTGGTAAAGATTTTATGCTATCAACCGTTGACATTGTTCAAGATCCATCTGCTCCTGAAGCCTTTGTAAATGGCATCATGGAAGGAGTAGACTGGGTATGGAATAATGGTGTCCTAGTTGCACAAGATATTGAATCAATTGAGACTGAAATCAAAGAAGCTAGAAACATGGCAGCCCCTGAGGTTGAAATGCGAGCTTTCAAAAATTTCCTCTCTAAATTAAACTCTAAAATATAGGAGACTGTTATGTCAATCGACGAAGTAAAACTCGAAGATGTAGCTACTGAAGAGCAGATTCAAGAAGAGACTGAAGAGCTCGTTGAAAATTTAGACGAGGCAGAAGTTGAACTAGAAGAAGCTAAGGTTAAGGAAGAGGAAGAAGTTGAAGAAGACGACGATGAAGAAGAAGTAGAAGTCGAAGTCGAAGCTGTCCAAGTTCCTAAAACTAAAGCTGGTGTAATCCAGGCTACAGTAGAGATGTTGAAGAAAGCCCGTAAAGAAGATGCACAAAAGTTATTTGCTAAAATGACTAAGCTAGACGAAAAAGAGGACCTAGGCGACGAGGAAGAAGAGTCAATTAAGTCCGTAGAAAAAGCTGCTAAAGCTGTAGGTAAAGCTAAGGTTGAATCTGTTGATTTTGATGAAGACCTAGATGCTTTAATACAAGAAGAAGCTACTCTTTCTGAAAATTTCCGAGGAAAGGCTGGAGCCATTTTCGAAGCTGTATTAACCTCTAAGCTTGCTCAAGAAGTTGAGAGATTAGAAGGTGAATATGTGCAAAATCTAGAAGAAGAAGTATCAGAAATTCAAACCTCACTTGTTGAAAAAGTAGATTCTTACATGAACTATGTAGTTGAAACTTGGATGCAAGACAATGAAGTTGCAGTTGAGACTGGTCTACGGACTGAAATCGCTGAAGAATTTATGGCTTCTCTACAAAGCGTATTTGTAGAACACTACATTGATGTTCCTGAAGGTAAAGTAGACTTGGTAGATGATCTATCTGGTCAAGTTGCTGAACTAGAAGAGAGCCTTAATAAATCAACAGAAGACAATATTCAATTACATCAGTCTGTACAGGATTTCCAACGTGCAGAAATCGTAAGAGAACATTCTTCTGAACTAGCTACTACTGAAGCTGAAAAACTATCTTCTCTTGTTGAAGACATTGATTTTGACGACGCTGAATCTTTCGAAATGAAAGTAAAAGTTGTTAAAGAATCATACTTCAAGTCAGAAGCTATGAACTCAGTTGATGAAGCTGATAGCTTATTAGGCGAAGATAATCAACAAGTTGATTTATCCGATTCTATGGCTAGATACACTCAAGCAATCAAAAATTTTAACAAGTAAACATATTACCTAAAGGGGAATTAAAAATGTTTCAATCCGATTTAAATCTAATGGAAAAGTGGAGCCCAGTACTAAAAGCTGAAGGCGCACCTACCATCGAAGACAAATATAAAGAAGGCGTAACTGCTCGTCTTTTAGAAAACCAAGAACAATCTATGCGAAGCGATTCGGTATCTATGTCAGGTAACTTCCTTTCAGAAGCTAATACTGCTGCTTCTGGTGGAGTAGGTACTGAAAATAGTGCTGTTGATCCTGTTCTTATTTCACTAGTACGTCGTGCTATGCCTAACCTAATTGCTTATGATATCGCTGGCGTACAGCCAATGACTGGTCCTACTGGCCTTATCTTCGCAATGAAAGCACGTTATGCTGGTACTGACGGCGCGGTTGTTGATAATACTGACGCTGAAGCACTAGGTCTAGACGAGCCAAACACTGCATACGCTGGTGCTGTCTCAGGTGACCTTGGCGCTTCAACATCAGCACACGATCCATTCGCAGGTGATACCTCTACGGACGATGATTCAGCTGATACTGATACTGTTGATGAATACGCTCCAGGTACTGGTATGACTACAGCTGCTGGTGAAGCTTTAGCTGGCGCAACTGGTGCTGGTAGTATTCCACAAATGGGATTCACTATCGAGCGCACTGCTGTAGAAGCTAAAACACGTGCACTTAAAGCTGAGTACTCAATGGAATTGGCTCAAGACCTTAAAGCTGTACACGGTCTAGACGCTGAGTCTGAGTTAGCTAACATTCTTTCTACTGAAATCCTTGCTGAAATCAACCGTGAAGTTGTTCGTACTGTTAACCTAAGTGCTAAAATACGTGTAAACGACGCTGGCGCGGTAACACCAATCTTTGACCTTGATAGTTCAGACGGTCGTTGGATGGCTGAAAAAGCTAAGTCACTTCTTTTAGAAATCGAAAAGCAAGCTAATGCAATTGCAATTGCAACTCGTCGTGGTAAAGGTAACTACGTTATCTGTGCTGCTAACATTGCATCTCTATTGGCTGCTTCTGGTGATCTTAACTACTCAGGTGCTGGTTCACTGAACGTAGATCCTACTGGTAATACTTTCGCTGGTACTCTTGGTTCTGGTATCAAAGTATACGTAGATCCATATGCAGGTGTTGACTATGTAACTGTCGGCTACCGCGGTTCAAACCCATACGACGCTGGTCTATTCTACTGCCCATATGTACCTTTACAAATGGTTAAAGCAGTTGGTGAGAACGACTTCCAGCCGCGTATCGGATTTAAGACTCGTTACGGTATGGTTGCTAACCCATTCACTAGCCTTGCTTCTGGTGCAAACGTTTACTTCCGCAAGTTCAAAGTATCGAACATTAACGGTGACGTTAACCCAGGAAGCTAATAGTTAATTAATAACTATAATATTAAGGGATCCTTCGGGGTCCCTTTTTATTGCCTATAAATAATAATGGTTGATAATAATATTAACCGAGTTGAAGTTGATCGACTTCGCTATAAGCGATGGTATATGTATTGGCGGTGACTAAATGAGCATACAGTGCGGAAAACGTAGATTACAGGAGATTTTATATGAAATCATTTATTGTAATTGCGACGCTAGCTTTATTGGCTGGTTGTAATACAATTGACTCTACCTATAACAGCGCACATGATATTGTGCAAGGTGTTAAAGATGATGTCGTTGGTATTACTGCTGGTACGCTAGAAGGCGTAAGTGGTATTATCAGAGATACTGCTGATAAGACTGATCCAAAGGGCGAATAGCCAAATTTTGTGCCAAGGACGGCGCGTTTAAACTAAATTGAGTATAAATAGTATTATGACTACACTAACAAACAATAAGAATTTTCTATCACCGATTGGCTTTCAGCTTGTAATTAATAGAACTAAATTTGCTAATATAGAATACTTTTGCACTGGTGTTACTTTACCATCTATAGATGTAGGTGTAAGTCCTACCCCGTATCGTGGCCTTGCAGCTGCGGTAAGTGGTGATAGGCTTACATTTTCTGATCTTAGCATTACATTCAATGTGACGGAAGATATGGAAAACTATATTGAAACTTTTAACTGGATGCACGATTCTATTGGAAAGGAAAACGTAGAGGCCGATGCTGAGTTGCTAATATTTAATAGCCATAACAACGTTTCAAAGCGAATTAAGTTTAACGGAATTTTTCCAACGTCGTTAGATAGCTTAGATTTTAATACACAAAATGAGTCATTAGAATACTTACAAGCCACAGTATCGTTTAAGTACACAAACTTTGAAATAAAATAACATTGTACATTTAAGTTTACCTGTGTTATAATAGGTATACATATAAGTACAACATGAGAATATTATGAACAATTTAGAATCGATTATTGAAATGTGGAAGAAAGACTCTGTTATAGATGAAATGAATCTTGGTGATGCATCTCGTGAATCTGCTAAACTTCACAGCAAATATCTAGAACTATACTCCATAAACAAACTAAAACTTAAAA